ACATAAATGTGTCATTCAACATGAGTCCCGGTATGTTTTTCAACTTCCTAGCAAACGGCATCATGGGTATTGATGAAAATCAAGACATTGATTTCGATACGGAAGCGTTCATGCAGAAATTCGAGGAGTTCAAAAAGAAGAAGGAAAAACCCTCTCCTCCGAAAAAACGTCCTCCCCCTAAACGGGATGAATGGGACTTTGGTAATCTGTTTGATGATTGGGATCCAGAACCATAAAGTATTGATAAACCTTTACTGACCCAAGACACAGATAAGGTACGAGAAAAAACAACCTTGTCAAGAGACAAATTTTTCATTTTGTGTTGATTTTTTTCAAAGGTGTTGTATAGTGTGAAAAACAAGGAAGTAATATCATGGCGAAAGCAAAGAAAGAGCATTATGTAGACAACGAGAAGTTTTTCCAAGCGATGTGCGAGTGGAAGAAGCAGGTTGTCGAAGCGGACGATCTTGGAGAAAGCAGACCACCAGTGTCGGAATATATCGGTGAGTGCTTCATGAAGATCGCAGAACACCTATCATACAAGCCTAACTTTATCAACTACGAGTATCGAGAAGAGATGATCGGAGATGGTATTGAAAACTGCCTGATGTACGCTCACAACTTCGACCCCGAAAAATCTAAGAATCCGTTTTCATACTTCACTCAAATGATCTACTATGCATTTCTACGCAGGATCCAAAAAGAGAAGAAACAAATGTATGTGAAGTATAAGGTAGCCGAACAGTCTGAGTTTTATAAGAACTTCCCTACATGGGAAGATGATAAATCCTTGAAGCAACAGTTCAATCTCACGGAAACAGATATCGAAAACTTCACACCGAAGTCAAAGAAGAAAGAGAAAAAGCAGGAAGATTCAAGCGGCGCTACACTAGATGATTTTTTTGGAGAGTAAATGAAAGTTCCCTTTATCAATGATACTCACTTTGGTGCGAGAAACGACTCGCAGATATTCCTAGACTACTCGCTTGATTTTTTCGAGAATCAGTTTTTCCCCTACTGCGATGAGCATGGTGTAACTGAGATTGTTCACTTAGGCGATTTTCTAGACAGAAGAAAATATGTAAACTTCAATACCCTTACACAAGTACGGGAAAGGTTCGTAGAGCCTCTTGAAAAGAGGGGTATCAAGATTCACTGTATCCTTGGGAATCATGACACCTACTTTAGAAACACAAATAAGGTAAACTCTCTTCGTGAGGTATTTTCACCCACCCAATCGTTTGAGGTGTATGAAAAGCCTACAATTACCAAGATTGATGATGTTCCTTTTGCCTTTCTTCCTTGGATCAACAAAGAAAACTATGATGAGAGTGTCGAGTTCATCAAAAACGCATCCGCAAATTACTTATGTGGTCACCTAGAACTCAACGGCTTTCAAGTCATGAGGGGTGTCAAGTTTCAAGACGGTATGGATCCTTCTTTGCTTGCAAAGTATTCGATGGTGTTGTCGGGTCATTTTCACACGAAACATACCAAAGGTAACGTCCACTACTTAGGCACACAGTACCAATTGACCTTCTCTGATCTCAAGGAAAAGAAAGGCTTTCATGTCTTTGATACTGAAACGACAGACCTAGAGTTTGTAGAAAATCCTAGAAGGCTCTTTCACTCGCTTGTCTATGATGATGAAGCGATTGATGCCATGAAATACATGAACGCCGATTACTCGGAGTACAAAGACAAGTTCGTAAAAATTTATGTAGCCAGTAAACAATACCCATTTACATTTGACAAGGTTCTAGATAAACTGTATTCTGTACAACCTGTGAACGTCCAAGTCGTAGAGGATGTTCAGGATGATGTCGATGACGAAGAAAAGGTGGATCTTGCAAAAGGCACTCTTGATATAATTTATGAAGAGATCGATTCCCTTTCCGAAGAAGTGGATAATCCAATGGAACTGAAAAAGATATTCAGAGACATATACATGGAGGCTATTACACAATGAACATTTTTGTGCTTGATAAAGATCCGGTTGTTGCAGCACAACAATCCTGCGATAAACATGTGGTAAAGATGATTATCGAGACTGGTCAAATGCTCTCTACCGCACACAGGGTGCTTGATGGTGCGGAATATTATGATATGTCCAAGGGTGATCGTCCAAGAAAAATCAAAAGGTGGAGGCTGGATGATGGTAGAGAGAATGTTTTGTGGAAGGCTTCGTTCGTAGGACATCCCTGTACACAGTGGTGTATGAAAACACATCTAAACTATGATTGGTTGAGTCGTCACGGAGTTGCACTTTGCGAAGAGTACACTCATCGATATGGTAAGATTCATAAATCAGAAAAACTACTCAGACTACTTGAGGATCTTTTTCCAACCAATATTTCTATCGGTGACCTCACTCCTTTTGCACAAGCGATGCCCGAACAGTACAAAACAGAAAGTGCCGTTCAAGCGTATCAGAATTATTACCACGGAGAGAAAGCATATTTCGCAAAGTGGACAAATAGAGATGCACCTGAGTGGTGGTCACCAGAAGGGTTTCTAGCAGCAGTATGATTACATTCAAATCAATTAGGTGGAAGAACTTCCTTAGCACAGGTAATTACTTCACTTCGATTGACATCACGAAGAGATCCACGACACTCATCGCTGGTGAAAACGGTGCAGGTAAATCTACGGTGCTTGATGCATTGACTTACTGTTTGTTCGGTAGGTCATTTCGTGGTATCAACATACCTCAACTTATCAACAGCGTGAACGATAAGGATTGTATCGTTGAGATTGAGTTTGACATCGGAGACAACGAATACTTAGTTCGGCGTGGACAGAAGCCTAAGATATTTGAGATTCACAAAAATCAAAAACTGATTGACCAGAACTCAAATTCCAAAGACTATCAGTCAATGCTGGAAGAGCAGATTCTCAAGATGTCTTACCGATCATTCTGTCAGGTGATTGTTCTTGGGTCATCCAACTATATTCCATTCATGAGACTATCTACGTCGGATCGTCGTGCGGTCGTGGAGACACTTTTGGACATTGACATCTTTTCTGCGATGAATACCATCATCAAGGCTAGACTATCTCAGTCCAAAGATAGTATCAAAGATATTGATTACAAGGTGGACATTGTTCGGACAAAAATTGAAACGCAAGAAAGACTAATCAAAGATATCCAGTCCAGATCTGACGATGCAATCGAAGCACACAAAACAGAGATCTCTGACAGTGAGAAAGATATTGATCGCATCGAAAAAGAGATTACAGACATAGAGGACAAGATTGAAAAACTGCTCGATACAAGTAAGGATAAGGCAGAAGTACAGACAGCAATATCCGATACAAAGGCATCAATCAGAGACTCCAAAAGAGATACCAAGTCACTACAGGAGTCGATAGGATTCTATGAAAACAACGATAAGTGTCCCGCTTGTTCTCAGAAGATAGACTCAGATCATAAAGATAAGATGATCAAGGGTATGAGAAAAACTATCGAGTCGCAAAGCAAAGAGCAAGAAACTCTAAAGAACAAGTTAGATGGTGCATCGGCAAGGTTAGACGAGATTGAAGAGATCCTGTCTGCTATTCGAGTGTTTGAAGAAGAGATCAGAACCCGTAGAGGGGTTATCTCTGCTTCCAAGAAGTACATTGGTAAACTGAAAACGGACATACAAAGAACAAATGACGAGAGAGGCAAAATAGAAGAAGAAAAAGATGCTATGAAAGCACTTGCTGTAGAGGGAAAGGATCTTGTGTGTGAACGCATGAGTCTTATAAAGGACAAACACAATTACGAAATCGCCTCTCTTCTTCTAAAGGATACTGGCATCAAAGCGAAGATTATCAAACACTATCTTCCGATCATGAATAAATTGATCAACCAGTATCTCAAAAGCATGGAGTTTTTCGTCATGTTTGAACTGGATGAAAACTTCAACGAGACTATCAAGAGCCGACATCGTGACGAGTTTTCATATCACAACTTTAGCGAAGGAGAAAGACTGAGAATTGATCTTTCCCTCTTGCTTGCATGGAGAGAAGTTGCTACACTACGCAACAGCACCAACTGTAATCTGTTGATTCTAGATGAGGTATTTGATTCTAGTTTGGATGCAGTCGGTACAGATGAGTTCTTGAAGATTCTCAGAGGTTTTGGAAAGAACAACAACATCTTTGTGATTAGTCACAAGTCAGACCAGTTGCACGACAAGTTTGACGGGACGATTCGGTTTGAGAAGAAAAACAATTTTAGTAAGATTTGCAAATGACACACTATGGAAAAAACACACACCTGATAGACTCAGACATCAATGTTCTGTTTGAGGAACTTCTTGAGATGAACCCTGATCAGTTT